TAGTTTCTCTACATCTCTAACCTGTTGTCTTGCTTCTTCAAACTCTGTTGATAATTCAGTAAATGCTTTTTGCACATTAACTATATCGTTACGCAATGCATCATTTGCTTGTGCTTGTGTTTGAATGGCTGACTCCAGTTTTCCCTGATTTTCAGCATATGTTCTCAATGCTTTTTGGGTGTCCATATAATACCAATACGCCGCACCTGCGAATAATGCGAAAGCCGCGAACATGATAATATAAACTTTTAATTTTGCTAACATTATTTGTACCTATATGTTATACGACCTTTAGTAAGATCATAGTGGCTCATTTCAACATCTACCTCATCACCTAATAGTATATTAATATTATGCCTACGTATTTTACCACTTATTGTACATATTATTTCATTTCCAACTTCAAGTTGTACTTTGAATTGAGCATTGGGTAAAAGCTGAGTTACACTGCCTTTTAACTTGAGAGATTCTTCCTTGGCCATTAATACCTAGTTAAAAACTTCATTCTTTCAGATATTGCTTTTGCTTCTGGATTATGTTGTAATTGATAATCTCTTGCGTCTACTATAACGCTCTTTGCAAAGTTATCTCTATTAAAAGGTTGTGGGTTTTTGTTTTCATATGCCGCGAAATTAACATCTAAAAAGTCATTATCAACTTTTGTAATATCATTAACAATAGTTTCCAATACGTCATATGCATTACTATGTCTAGGAACTTCTACAAATACTGTATATTCACCATCTGCATTTGGTCCTGGCGAGACATCTACATCTAAAATATCATCTTGCAATGAACTTTCAATAAACTGACTTAGGTCTTTTGCTGGATCTTGGTCTTTAACACGAAATCCTGCAACAATAATTTTTTCATCTTTACCTAATTTTGACTTATACTGATCAATAGTAATGCTTGGTGAAACAAGTCCACGTAAATCATTTTCTTTTAAACTTTCAACAATCATTGCTTCTTCCTTTAATCCATTTTTACGGATAACATCTAGTAACCTTTTCTCTAAGTCCTGTATATGTTTTTTATTTTGGCCATGTCTTGCATCATCATCATCTTCATTTTTTTCAACATCAGCAAGTAACGCACTAAGTAAATTGTCTGCTTGTGGATATTTTGCTTTTAATTTTTTAATAGCATATTGTGTTTTAGGGTTAAAGCCTGCGATTGTGTCGTCAGTATCCAACTCGTTCTTTTTTTCTGAGAACGTAGGTATTGTTTGCACCCTTGTTTCTTTATTCAAATTCATCGCCACCCTCTATTTCTGTAGTTTGAGCTTTTTCTGTTTTATCCAAATCAATGTTATTATCATCTACTGCTAATCTATCAGCAGTAACAGTGTCCATGTATTGTTTTGGAATTTCCAAAGTAACTAGCCAAATAGGACGTTTTACCTTTTTAGCAGTATTCTGTCCTGGTCTCCTAGGATCTGCTACTTCTGCTCTATCTTCTGGGTCAACAAGTTTTGCCGCTGAAATTAAACTATCTTCTGCATAATAAACTTTACCACCTGATGCTATAATACGCTCTGCACCTGCAGGATCTGGCATCATTTTACGTGGATACATTAATGTAACTGTTACCCAGTATTTTTCAATACGTGGTCCATCTACAATTTCACCACTAAACCAGTTAGGGTATGCATATATGTTAAGGGCTTCCAAGTATTCATCAACCTGCATCAATACATCTAAAGCTGATTTACGACTTACGTTGGAATCCAACGATTTCATTATTTCTAATTGATCCATAATTTATTATTCCTCTGTAATATTATTTATCTAAAACGAGTTCTACTAGTTGTTAAATCAGGTTTTCTATGGTAAATACATATACGAGATAGCTAACTGGGCTTTAACATAAGATAGGAGAAGCAATGGCTAAAAGAGCTCGTAAAACAAAAAACCAACAACATCAGGGTGATGTCATACAATTAAACGCATTTAGATCTAGGGAAAAACATGTTACAATTATTCCTAAGAATCTTCGTCAGGAGGATTACATCGATCTACTTGACAACATATCCAAACACATAGTATTTGCAATGGGTCCTGCAGGAACCGGTAAAACCCTTCTGGGTGTACTGTCTGCAATCAGAGACCTACGCACTGGTAAATGTGAGAAGATTATTGTTACACGACCTGCTGTAAGTGTTGACGAACAACACGGATTCTTACCAGGAACACTTGTAGAAAAAATGGCTCCATGGACCAGACCTATATTTGACGTATTTGAGGAGTATTGGACTCCACAACAAATAGAAGGAATGGTTGCTGACGGTGTCATCGAAATTGCACCACTTGCTTATATGCGAGGTAGAACATTTAAAAATGCTTGGATTATTGCAGATGAAATGCAAAATGCAACACCTAACCAAATGAAAATGTTATTAACTCGTATTGGTGATAATTCTCGCATCGTAGTTACAGGTGACCTAAACCAACATGATAGGGGGTACGAGGATAATGGCCTTAAAGGATTTATCAAACTACTAAAAGTATCTAGTTCAAAAATGTTTGGACTTGTAGAGTTTGAAAAACAAGATGTCGAAAGACATCCTGCAGTTACAGAAGTATTACACATTTACGGAGACGACAACGTATAATTAAGATTTAAGAACGATATTAGAGATTTCTGCCCAGTTAGCTACTCTTGTAATTCTTGAATCCTCACAATCTTGGTTGTGTCCATGATTTATAAGAAGTGTATTTAATCCCATATCACTACCAAGTACACCATTCTCAGTTTTATCTTCAATCCAATATAGCCCGCTGTCTTTGTATTCAGCTAGGGCTTCATCTTTATCAGCACCTGTATCCAAACAAATAACATTTTTTGCAGTAAACACATCTTTACCAAAAATGTTTTGCAAGTTCTTAACCCTTGCTTTTTTAGCATATGCATCTAAACTTAAACTAGTAATACAAATAAATGTATAACCGTTATCAACAAGAGTAGCAACACCGCTTCGTGCATCTCTTAGAGCAGGTAAATGTCCCATCCATGCACTATTGTTAAATTCTTTAACTAGGTTTTTAGCAAACGTTTTTTCTAATCCATATGCTTTTGCTACATCATACTCATCTGCATCAACCTTGTTGTGTCCTTTTTGGGCCATCCAAGTTATAAAACCTGCTTCCCAATTAAGCATTACACCATCACAGTCTGTGAGTATTGTTTTTGTCGTTTTATTCATCATCTTCTTTCTTTATTAACTATACTTACACTATACAGTAAGATACCTTACTTGTCAACCTTTTTATTCACTTTATTCGAAAAAAAATCCCCCAATAATGGGGGATTTAATTGCTATTATACTGTGCAAACAGTTAGAAGCTTACTTTAACACCAATTGTTGTTTCAGAACGCTTCCAATCTTTGTCAATATCATTGTTCATGAACAATACCATATTGTCAGACACTTTAGTGGATAGATCCAAATCCATACCAGTGTATGCCCATGATGCCGCCGCAGTATCTACTACGTTGGTTTGGACTTTAAGATTTAATACACCCAATGATGTTGTTGCACCTAGGTATAATTTATTTTTCTCAGCTTCTAAAGCACGTTCTAAACCAATGTAAGGTTTAATGTCCATACCAGCTGGTGAACTTACAGTTGTGTCTGCTGACGCAAAAGAAGTCATAAGTGCTAATGCACCTGCTACTAAAATAGTTTTCATAACTTATTTCCTTATAGTTAAGGCACGGAATGTGCCATTTAAAAATGTAGGGATTCTGTTCCGAGGCTCCCTACGGCCTGTGAGTTCTACGCCGCGATGGCTAACTCAGGTTTATAATTGTCGTTTGCAATTATTATTTTTGACCAATAACGCAGTCATCCGGTTAACTCCACTTCACTCCCATACCTGTCGATCCTTTTTCGCCCCCATCATAAAAACACCGCAACCTTTTATCACGGTGTGCTTATGGTGGAGGCGCTGGGTACTGCCCCCAGGTCCAGAATATGTTTACGTCACTTCAACGTTAACATCTATATTTATACTATAAGAGTCCATAATTGTCAACCAAAAAGATGATCAAACCGTACGTAATGTAGTGTAAAGCCTGATCTAGAGCTTGTAGTCTCCAAAATTTCTTCCCAGATCTTTTCCATCCTTTACGTTTAATGAATCTTGTTTTAGATCCATCAATAGTATAATGTAGGACTAAATCTAGAACTGCCATTAGTATAGCAGTTTGTATAGTATATCCAAATGCAACAATTACAGCGGCTGTCAGTATTGCATGATCCCCACTGTGAAGCAAGTTAGACTTGCTTAATAAAGTCGCCTTGTTGCCAGGCGCTCTAAAACTTTGTACAAATAAATCTGCCACTGCATGTTTAATCATGAGTGCTAATAACAACCATTCCATTATATATTTCCTTTTATGGGATATGGTATTTATCTAATTAGAGATTACATTGCCATTAAATCTTCGTATTCCCAGACCATTTTTGCGGCGCCGCCGAATTGACCTGGCCCTATACCTTTTTTCCATGGTGCTTGTGGCAATGGGCCATTCCATATCCAATTTTCATGTTCTTGTGGATAGTATTGCTGACGTTCTTCTTTGTGTAGGAACTCTGGCTTTAATCCATGCCGTTCAGTCATATTAAACATTTCAATATCTGGCATAAACTTCATCTTTACTTGCATCGCTTCAAAATCATCTAAGACTACACAATCATTAATACCTGAAATAGTTACACTCCAAACATGTTTATCCACGACTCATTCTCCATACCTGTTTCATAATTACATAAAGGGGGTATACTAGAGGAATATTAATAAGCCTGCTACCTCTGACTACATACATTGTCCATATCCAAGAACTTTGTATATGACCAAATCCTATTATACCCAACCTTGAGCGTCTCAATTATCTCCGCATCCTTGCAATTTCTACTGCTTCTTCTTTGTTATCTGCAAATATTGGTACCATATTACTTTTGTGCATTGTTGCAATACCAAGCAACTTACGCTCACCTGTATATTTCATACCTTCTTTACGTGCAGTTGAACCTCCTAGATTATTACTAAGACTAGGATAATCTGGAGTCTCACGTACTTGTGGAGGAACATATTTCTCTGGTTTGATGTCACGCTTTGGTGGCGTATAAACACCATGTACATAATCTATAAAGTCTTCAAACTTATCAAACTGTGCTGAATGTATATGTCGCCTACGGCAATCTTTATTGTGCTTACGCCATTGTACCATTAACTTTTCTTGTTGATTGGCGCTTAGTGCTTTTTTCTTCTTTTTACGATTATAATTTGTAGTGGTCATATAAGGACCAACTAAGTGCATAGTCATCAATTACCTCCTAATAGAGTTGATCGGTATCTTTCCAGTCCGACGTTACATAATTAATTATAACACTTTTTCTTACGCCGTCAACCTTTTTCTTAGGTACACCATGTATAACTGGCTCACCTAAAACACCTAACCAACCGGTATTTGACTTAAATGGTAATTCCGTAAACACTTGATCTGGTTGTGCATACAATACTGTACCCCAACTCTCTTTACCTTCACCTAGGTAAATTTGTAGTGTCATTAACTTTTCTTTAATATCCACATGTTGTGATAGCCAGAATCCAGGACCATCTTGGCATAATTCAATACGCAGGGCTCCTGTTTTCATATCAACACCAGTTATATCTGACAATCCCAATCGCATTTCAAGAGTATCCCAATCTTTAAATATATCAGCACCCTTTGTATTTCTAGTTATAAATGTTCTAAACTTGTTTGCAGAATCTCGTTTTCCTGAACTATCTTCTTCTGGAACTTCTTTAGGAAACAACTTAATCATTTCCTTTACTTGTGATTCTCTGAAGGCGTTATGTACCTTCCACCATTTTTCTGGTGTAGTATATGCTGTATAATCTATCATACCATTTCCTTTGCCAGTTGAGGATGATAATCCTCTAACCTTACATCTCTGAAATCATCTTGAGCTTTGCAAAATGTTTTAAACGCTTCCCAATGTTTGAATTCAATATCTTTGTTAAGCATTGTAGCACAATCGTTGATGGTTCTAATATCATCTTCTTCTAACCAATCATGCTTTAGTAATTCTTCTATTTCTTTATTTGCAATCTCTTTAATACTTTCAGGTGTATTACGTGCTTGAAAGCCTAACTTCATAGGGCCTACTAACACACGCATATTAACATGACCTGCTCCTAGCTGATCATATGTAAATTCATAAAATTCTTTAATCAAATGTGCATTATATAACTGATATGTGCTATTTAAACTTACGAGTAACCAATCTTTATTTTGTTCTCTAAACTCTCCAAGCTCTATTATAAATTCTTTCATTTCATTCCAAGTATATACGCCTGCACTACGCATATATTCAAACATAGGACCAATAGTATCTAAACTTAAATCAAAATGTATTTGTTTAAATCTACTAAACGTTGCTATATCTTCAATACTACATCTACTTCCATTTGTAGTAATACTCATACGAATCTGTTCTGGATTGGCATGTTCATATAATAGGTCGCGAACCTTATACATTGTATTATCAATGAAAGGTTCGCCACCGGTAATCCATATACTTGTTATATTTTTTAACCGGTGCTTATTTGTTTCTAAGAACTTCATAACATTGTTAATGTTCTTATGGTTCTCTTCTTCAAACTTTACACCAGTCAGTTCCTTATAGTTCTTGTGTATGCTCTTATGTTCAGGAATAAGACTATTACTGTAACGTGGGCTACACATACGGCACTTAAAATTACAAACATTATTAAAGTTTAAAAACAAGTGTCTTACTGTGTTATCAGTAAGTCCTGGATCTTCATATGCGCCATCTGGAAACTTCTTAATTGTGTTCTTTAACCAGTTCTGTCTCTGACTCTGAACACCAGTGTCTTCCTTCATTTTGCAATTATCACAACCAGGTGAATCCCACTTGCCATCAAGCATACTCTGTCTTAATTTCTGAAACTCTGGGCTATCCCAATCCATTTCATCAGAGTTGCTCATTACCTCTTCACTCATCATACAACGAGTTAAGAACCCCATAGGATGTAGGCTTAAACCTACAAAAGGAATAGGGCACCAGGTACTACTATGTTTGTTGTACTGCTTTAAGTCAGCCATTTGGAACTTGGCGTTTTCCTAAAAATTTGGAATGTAGCCAAACTTGCTCACCTTCTTCTAGTTCACAAAACCACCATACGCCTTCTTTTGCAAGAATTTCATCTATGGCAGTGCCTTTAGGCAGTGTACCTACGATATCATAACTTGTACCGGGTCCACCACGGGCATTAAGACTTGTTTTAACATTAGCAACATACCATTCCCATGTATTATTAGGATTGTCCATAGCCGCATTAATCTGCTCATAGACTCTGTAGTTCATACAAGGTCCTGGATCACGTTTACGGCCAGGTGAGATCATATCATGACCTACACATTCTTCTAAACCGTACTGTATCATTAAAGTTTGTCCAACTTCAATTAGAGCATTTACTTGTGCTTCTGTAAAAGGTTGCCATCCATATACTTCACCGTTAGGCGCATTAGGATGTGGTGCTTCAATGATATCTGGATCATCAATGCTTTTGCCCCACCAAGTTTTATAACCATTTTTAGTAATGGTTAATGGTCCTGGGTTACATACTTCAATACCAATTGATGTGCTATTGAGGTTTCTGATTCCAGCCCATGAGCTTTTACCAGCATGCCACGCTTTTACACTGAATTCTACATTCTGTGTCCAGGTGCCATCTTTATCTAAGTTAAGATGTGCTGATGTTTTTGCTTCAGGCTTTTGGAAATATTGTGCTGTTTGAACAGCATTCGCGGCACCGGCTGTGAAGTGAATAACTAGGAATCGTGGGGTTATTGATCCACCAACATTAGGTGTTGGATAGAATGGAACCTGTTCCCAATTATTCGAACTCGTTGCACGGTACAGCAAGTCATTCTGAATATTGTACATTCTGTTTACTCGCTTTTATATAATGTCCAGATGCCGTAAGCAACAGCGATACCAGCGGCGATTTTAGCCAATGGCGCTAAGAACAATACCATAAGTCCTAAAGCAATTAACATTGCTCCGTCCCAACTAGTACGTTCTGCTTTACGTGCATCTATCCATGCTTTTAAAATAGACATAGGATAGTCCTCCTAATCGTATTTATCAGTATCTGGTAATCCAAACACTGTATTGTTATTTATGTAAGTCAAATATGGCCCCCTACTCCGCCTATTTGATGATTCTTCCTGCCGATTATGCGTGTAAGAATCTTTCCTTTAAGAAAGGCTAACGTGGTTTTTTAAAATCCACGTTACGGTCATATGCTAGTTCAAGTGCTAGAGCCTGTAGATCTTCAAGAAGGTGTTTACATTCTTGTTCATCATATTGGTCATCTACCAAATTGTACCGTTTACGATGTAGCATAATTGCTTTTTCGTGTAACACGGCACATTTTCTGTACACTTCTTCTACGCTATGTCCCATTACCTTTCCTGTCTATAGCATTCAATAGTTTCTTCTGTTAAAACTCCTGCATGCCAGTTTTCGATTGCACTATCTACATAATGTATGCTGTGTTCAGCATAAGAAATGGTTCCTAAATCATTACCGTCTTTAATAAATGTAACACTATATTCACCATTCTCATTTGTGTTTAGTATATGATCTCTCATCTACTTCTCCAATTTGTTACAAACGTATTCCTTACCATTTGGTGATTTAATTGAAATGTAGGGTAAGTCTTTATTTGGTTCTCTACATTTAATACCATTCCAAACGTAACCGTCTGCTAACTGGGCATTCATTGTGTCAACATATATTTTATTGTCAGTAAACCACAATCCTGCCACTAGTACGAAGGCTATTGCCATCTGTCATTCTCCATGTCGGGGATTTTATCCCTCTTCTCTTTAGACTAGCGTCTTGTTTCATTATCTCCCCAAATCCTGCCAAAGTGTTGTCCGCCTGTACGCCCAGGAAAATAATCTTGTTGTTCGCCATCTCTGACTAAATCTACTGTAGCACAATGTATGCCACAATCCCAGAAATGTCTATGCTTCATTGGTGCTTCAACCAATTCTACACCGTATTTTTTTAGTTTAACTGCTAACTCCTTATCGTAATAATTTGCTACCAGTGTATTAGGATCTATACTTAGACAATTTACGTTAAACATAGTTTCATATACATAGCCTGTATTAAACCATCTTTGTATAAATTCATGAAACTTATCGTTATCTTCTTGACCTCTTACCCAATAATTAACAACATTTGGTAATGAATCACGATATTTCCAATATGCTTCAGTGTATTCGTCGTTAGGACGTTCTACATATATAACGTCCCACCCAGGATATGTTTCCTCATAATTACTTATCTTCACATGACTTAACAGTAATCCAGGTTTAACAAGACATATAACGGCATCTGAATGCCCACCCATCTCAATAGTATTTACCCTAAAATTGGGAAACATCTCAGGCATAAGCCCTTGTGCAAACTCTTTTGTTTCACCATTATGATGACTTACGTCAACTTGTATGTCTTTGCCTGCTCGCATAATACTAGGTGGTTCAACATGCTTGTCAAAAATATCTGGTCTTGTTTCAATATAATCTTCACAACCTTGCCAAGGACCCCAATTTTTGTATGTGTGAACTTTACTTGTATTAAGCATTTTATCACCCATAACAATGAACTCATCTCTAGGTGCCATCAAAGGCTTTGATATTTTGCCGTTTGTTTTATCTATATGTTCATTTACATTTTTAACAATACCATCACCCATTGTAACTTCAGCAGGTGTTTGTATTACTTCTACTCCTGCACTTGTTAAAATATTTTTAAGGTTTTGTATATCTTCACGTGAATCTTCATTAACCGTACTAAGGGCATCTGCAACTCGTTTATCCTCATAGTCTTCGAAAAACCCTTTAGGGTAAACGTTACCTACTAAACATTTTTTAAGTGGATCCCAACTATTCCAACTATTAAATCCGTATTTCATTTATTATCTCGTCTCCTTATCCATTCTGCACAAGCTTCAGTATCAACTTCTAACTCACCAATACGTTCTTCTAACAGGATTACTTTTTTATATAGTGTCTTAATAAGTTCTCTGTCAGTTACGCCAAATTTATCAGCTTCATCTGTGTTAATATGTATTCTTTCCATTATTTACTCTTTCTACGTATACATGGCTTAATGGATTTCTTGTAATGTACTACTACTTTATCTTTCGTCGTTTCAACTCTGTCTACTACTAATTCTTTTTCTTGACCAAAACATTTATCCCAACTACGTCCTGGAAATCTATAGCGAGGATTGGCTTTTAAAAACTCCCATTGTTCTGCGTTTTTTTGCCTTTGTATTTCATTTTTAGTGCTATCAATACAATAGGCGACTTTCATATATGTTTCAAATTCTGCAAAACATTTATGTACAATTTCATTACTCTTAACGTTTGCAATCGTAGGGATTAATAAAAATATAATCAATACGACTGCAAACTTGGTGGTCGCGGTAAGAATCGAACTTACGACAGATCCGTTATGAGCGGAGGGTTCTACCATTGAACTACACGACCTTCCTTTGGTGCCTCCACCCGGACTCGAACCGGGACGCCATAAGCGACAGATTTTAAGTCTGTTGTGTCTACCTATTCCACCATGGAGGCTATATTGGCCTGCTCTACAGGATTCGAACCTGTGACCTACTGCTTAGAAGGCAGTTGCTCTATCCAGCTGAGCTAAGAGCAGTTACTTTTTAGATAACTCTATGTCCTTCTCTAGGTCACGTACACGTTCCTTCATCCAACTGATAGCAGTATGGATATGTCCTGTGTCATGGGGCTGTAGACGGCTTGTAGCATAGTCAATCTCTTGATTGAGAATCTCTATTACAAACCCAATTTCTACTTCATTATCGTACATTAGTGCATGGTTTCTTTCGTATACAATGCATTAAGGTCGTTAATAATTTTTTTGCCAAAAAGTTGTACCCAATCATTATCGGGATTCATATTCATCCAACTGTTGACTTTAAATGCTTTTTCAATAAGCTGATCATTTGTATACATGCCGTTTCTATCCTGCATATATTGTTTATTATACCAAACTTTAGGACTTAAAGGCACGTTGAAACTCCTCTTCAGCTTTTTTTCGGATCTCTGATTTACGTTTATGTTCTGCTGATTCACTTTCAACAAAATCACGATACATAGAATCCATTTCAATTTCTTCTAATACTTCAATTTTTTTAATAATATCAGTCAATGCTGTCTTATAAACAGGATCTGTTGCAATGACTAATTCATTTTCAATTAATTCTACCACTTGTCTACTAGATATCATACCATGCTCCGTTATTTAAGTTATACTACATTATACTACGTTTAGCCTGTTTGTCAAGCCATAATTGTAATTTTTCTGATATTTCTGGAAAGTTTTCTTTGATTAGATCAACATTTGTTTGGTGATATGATTGTAACTGTTTTACAATAAAACCGGCATTAACGTATTGTCGTTCTGGAATATCAAAGTGTTCAAAAATGTCTTCAACTACTTCTTCGCTTGGCCTAACATACAATTCATCATAACCAATATCAAGTACATGCAACCCTGCCCTATGCATTTGATAACTCATCATTTCATAGTGCTTACTCATACTTGATAGTTTACTACCATTTTTAAAATTGTTATCTGCAATCTCATTTACTTGTTTTGCAAAATTAGGTAATGCAGAATCAGATACTCGTATATGATCATACTTTTCATATTGTTGTGTATTAAGCATATGCTTTAAGATACGGAGAATACGAGCATATTGCCCCCATCCATGTTCATGTATAATAATATGACTTGAATGTGAGAAGTAACGTAGCAACTCTTTATAGTGTGCTACTGTAGGTTTCTCATAATTGTTCCTATGATTATTCCATAAATGATCTGCATGATCTACATATACATTTGGTCCGCTGTCAAAGAAATATTCATTAAATACAACATCACAATGATTATGTGGAGCAACCATATGGCCCAGACGTTGCATGCCTAGTCCACCATGTGCCCATACAAAACGTTTAGATTTGGGGTAATACAATATTCATTCTCCTAACTTATAGATTTATTATACTATATTTATGAGTCAATGTCAATACATTAATTATCTATTAAGATAAATACCAACGGGGAGATGAGAACTATGGATACTAAAGAAATTATGTCTGCGAATGCAGTCGGCATGGAACTTACAAACCTATTAATGCCATTTATAAGTGCATTACTATTACTTGTTATTACGTTGTGGTTTAAAGATTTTGCAGTTAAAATAGCAAAAGGTATGGCTTTCAAAATGGATAAAGCATTTAATGAAGGCGATAAGGTTATCTTTGAAGGACAAGAAAGTGTAATTGTTAAAATCGGTTTAACTACTACAGTTTTTGGTTTATATGGTGATAGAGGATACACTTGGCGATACGTTCCTAATGAACGCATTAGTTCGCTTAAACTTGAAAAAGTTATTAATCCTGATCTACATGTAGATACAGATTACGAGAGAGCGGCGAAGCTACAAGCATTAATAGATTTGGGGCAGGACAAGCAGATTGCTAAAAATGCAGACGCTATCAATGAATTGAGAAAATAAATGATTTATAACTTTGACTTTTGGTTGACAACTTACTGTCAAGCAAAATGTAGGTCATGTGCTAGAACTAATGAAAATACAGGTGATCAACAAGAATGGTTGAACACTTCACATATGAAACTTGATACCTTTAAAAATAGGTTAGACCCATTTCCACATGAAATTGGTTATATACAATTTTGTGGTGAGATGGGTGATCCATGTATGCATCCTAAGATTAACGAGTTTGTTGAAACTTCATTTAATTATACTAATGATGTACATGTATTAACAAACGGTGGACTACGTAATCCAGATTGGTATACTAGGTTAGCAAAAACGTATACAAATTTTAGAGGTAAACGTACTGGTGTCTATTTTAAATTTGGGGTAGATGGTACTGATCACGATACCAACTGGTTATATAGAGAAGGTGTTAACTTTGATAAGGCACATGAAAATATGCATGCCTGGTTTACCAATGGCGGGAGAGGGGCTTGGCATTTTTTATTATTTGACTGGAATTGGCATCAAATACCTGAAGCATGTAGAATGGCAAAGGATATGGGTGCATATATTAATTTTAAATTTAACAATAGAAGTCATGGGTTGATATCAAATGAGGATAAACAAGCCGCAGTAGAACTTTTAAAGGAATTTGATGTATGAAATGTAAAATAACATGTCCATCACATAGTGATACAAGTCGAGAATTTGAAATAACACCTGAAGGTAGAGTTTGGCCATGTTGTTACTATGCAAATGCATGGGAAAAGAGGTTCGCACTAGTAAATAAAGATGGGGGCGATGGTTGGCAGGAAGCAAAAACCTTTTTAGATGATGAAATATATCAAGTAATGAAGGAAGACCCTAAATTTAATCATCTAGATCATAATGAATTAGATGATATTATGCAACATAAAATATTCTGGGAGAGAATATATACTCCTGGATGGGAAAGTGATAACCCACCACACATATGTAAGTTAAACTGTGGTGAAAGATATGATGAAGTTCTTGGAAATGTACCAGGAAGTTTATTAGAAACAAAAGAATTAATTAATGGGGGAGAAGATGATTAATTGGAAAGATGCAACAATGTGTGCTGATACGGCTAATGCTGTATACGCAGACGAACCACTATGTTTTGAGATGATTGAATCATGGGTGCATACAAAAAAATCATTTAAGTTTTTTGTAAAAGACAATGCAGAAGCATGTGTATATCAAATAGATAAAGACAGTATAATGATATGTTTTAGAGGTACGCAACCAGCACAACTTAGTGATATTGCGGCTGACCTAAAAACATGGCAAGTTGACGCTGAAACTGACGGCGAAGTTCATGCTGGATTCAAACATGAACTAGATAAGCTATGGGATCACATTTTAGCCTATACAATGATGGGAAAAAATAAAGGAAAACATATTTTTGTTACTGGACACTCTTTAGGTGCGGCAATGGCTACTATAGCCGCAAGCAGATTAAAAGCATCTGGAAGAGACGTTACACTTTATACATTTGGTTCACCTAGAGTTGGTGATCATACATGGTCCAAGCAGTTTGATGATATGAGTGTGTATAGATTTGTTAATAATAATGATATTGTTACTTCTGTTCCACCATATGGGTTTTTTACTCATATTGGTGAACTAACGTATATTAACTATTACGGAAATATTAGAAAAACAACTTGGTGGCAAAGAACTAAAGATAAAATGAGAGGACGCTGGAGAGCTTTAATGAAGTTTCAACTTTTTGATGGTGCGTTTGATCATAGTATGTCACTATACCAAAGTAAGGTTAAGAAACATCATCAGGAGTAACATACTGCCAGTCAGTAGTTACACCATCATGCCATATTCCGGCAGGACTACGTAGGTAACAGGGCTTTCCAAGTTTTGTTACCTCTTTTTTCATGTCAGCTATACTAGCAACCGTCATATATTCTGGACAAAGCCAAGGTGGATTGTCTATTTTACTTAAGAACCACATTTGTTCAATACCATTATAACGCCAGTTATATCCTAGTCTATTATCTGAGCCTTTTACAAATCCATCATACCTTATGCTATCAAATAGTATAAACTTCTTACCATTCCAGAAAGAATCAAATACTATTCTACCTTCTTGTGCTAATTTTTTAAATTGAGGTATATATTCATTAAACTCTTCAGTAACTGATCCATCTATATTACGAAATTCTATTTTCTCATTACGAACTATAATATTAACACGCCTATAATCCTTTTCAAAATCAAATCGTTGTATGATAATGTTTTGCCATTTAGAAAGTTCTTCTTCATTATACTCTGAAGGCTCCATTACTGGATATGCTGGAATATAGTTATCCCAACCTGCGTTAATAATGTCTAGTGTAAGTCCTAATCCAAGATCTTTCTTTAATATTCCTAAAAATAAATCAACTTCTTCGTCATTAATATGACTGAGAACCATATTAATAGCAAAATCTGCTTCTTTACGTGTAAGATTGGCTTGGTGAATGTCTTCTGGAAGATGCATGAACTTACTAATACCCATGCCATGTTCTTTTCCTATTACTGTTGTACGTGGTACAAAGTCTTCCATACCCAAATGAATAAGTGGGTTATGTGCAAATGATACTATTCGTTTAAACAAGAGATCCTGATCATACTTTTTTAGTACTTGAATTTTTTCTTCAGCTGTTTTGGCTTCAATAAGTGCGTTAGCAATTATCCTTACCATTGGTAGACGTCCAGACATAAAAAACCTCTTCTCTATATCTATTTATCTATGTAGTTAATACACCGACAACTCTTACATGAAAAAAGCCGGCATTGCCGGCTTAGTTCTAGTTATTAATGAATTCTAATTCTTCATTTGTGTAAGGCCACATCTTTTTTACCTCTCATGTAATTCTTTTCTGGTTTATATTGTTTATTAATTAAACGTTCAATCATATTAACCAGTTCTCGTATTGCATCTAGCATGTTGGATACATTCTGTTTTTGAATTCAGAGATCTCTTCAGCTTTTTTATAATAGCCTCTGCCTCTTAGTTCTCTAATTGCCATACAGTAACTTCTGTATTCCATTGCTCTTATAAATTTCTTAAACATCTTTGCCGAACTCCTTTGGAGATAGCATTAATGCTTTTGCTTCGTCATGATATCCTTGGCGAGATAACTCACTGGCCGCTCTGGCTCTTCCGGCGCTTTCACCAAAAGCAACTATTCCCATAAAGATAACAGTTAGTACTTTTGAAATTACATTACAAATTTTACATGTGTAAGTCCATGTTGTGTTAGTCATTGTTGCTACAGTCATTATACAGATCCTCTCAAGTTTTCGTTGACTTCTATACCACGTACGATTGTTCTATCGCCACGTGCAATGTTTCTAATGTCGCCACGGCAAATGCCAATGTCGTTTAGTTCATAGTCGTTTAACTTGCTAAGTTCTTTTATTGTGTTTCTGTATGATGCGTTGCGTGTTGCACGTAGTTTCATTGATCTACGTAGATCGCTGAATCCTTCGATTGCATCTTGGATCCAACTTGATGCTGTTAGTACGTAATGTGCCATTAGATATTTACTCCCATTCTAGGACCTTTGCCTTTGTGGGATAGCATGAATTGATAAGCATACTGCCAATCTTTTCCATACTCTGTTTTTGCATATGTTAGCATTTCTCTGTCGAACTTGTTTGCACTTTGTCCAAACACACTCGCAAAGAAGTTCATAGTGAATTTAGTCATTCTGACTCTCCTTTAAATATGTTAAAATTTGGATGTTTTTGGGAAAGCATCCGTTATTTTTTTGCCAGTCTCTCCTGGCCGCTACCACGACGCCTGACGATGCGCCACTTGTAAGGCATGGGTTATGCCCTGGTCTTTCCCGAGTGCCACTCATTTTTTCTAAGCTGAGGTCGCTTTGTAAGATTGCAACTTTGCACTTTTTCCTACACTTCTATTTATACAAAATAAGTAAGCCTAGCTGTACTATTTTTGTAAACTCTGTCATGCGGAAATCGCAACAGTCACAGTTTTGTTGTAGTGCTTTCATATGTTGCATTGAATTGTTGTGTACATCTAATAAATGTTGTACACTTGTTCAAATGCTTTAATCTAAGGGCACCTGCATACGTGCATGTACTACGCATACCTCCTAGAATACCTTGTATTGTATCATTAACTGATCCACGATATGGAACCAATACTTCTCTGCCTTCACTAGCACGATAGTCTTTTAAGCCACCAAAGTGTTTTGTGTTTGCGGCATCACTGCTCATACCATAAAATTGTACGAAATGTCTTTCTTCAAAATGTGGGATAAATGTTCCTTCAGGTGTTTTATATGCTCCACCTGTTGCAGTATGTTTGGTTACGATATCACCACCGCCTTGATCATGTCCAGCAAGCATACCGCCTAGCATTACAAAGTCTGCTCCGCCTGCAAATGCTTTTGCTACATCGCCTGGGCAAGTACAACCGCCGTCAGCGATAATATGGCCACCGAGTCCATGAGCCGCATCGGCACATTCGATGACTGCTGAAAGCTGAGGATAACCGACGCCAGTTTTAATGCGAGTAGTACAAACACTACCAGGACCAATGCCCACTTTAACAATATCAGCTCCATTTAGTAATAACTCCTCTGTTTGATCACCAGTAACAACATTACCAGCAATAATTACTATGTTTGGGTATTGTGTTCTAAACTCTGATACAAAGTTTAAAAACCTTTCACTATATCCGTTTGCTACATCAATACAGACATATTTTAATTCAGTACCTGTTTGTTCGTATACATCACGAAACTTTTGTGCATCTCTATCAGTGATGCCAATACTCATTGCAACATAATCCTGTCTGAGAGTATTTGCAAAATCATTATCAAAGTAACCTACAAGTTCATTAACAGTGTAAGTTTTAACAAGGCATGTAAAAATACTTTGTTCAGCAAGTGTATCTGCCATTAGAAATGTACCTACACCATCCATGTTACTTGCCATAAGGGGAACACCACGCCAGTGTCTATCTTGTTTTTCTACAACAGGATATCCATCTGGTAACACATCAGGTGATACGTATGATTTGTAATTACGAAACGTAAATCCACGTTCTAGATCTACTTCTTTACGACTACCCAGTGTACTACGCTTGGGACGGATCAATACATCCTTATAGTCTAGTTTAATATCTTCTTCAATTCTCATTTTACTATTAATCCTAATTTTTTAAGTGTCTTCTGAACACACAATGCTTGTACTTTACAATCTTCTAGTGCATTATGTGCCGCGAATTTAACCTCTTTGCGAGGATCTGTTGGCATTATACCAAACAGTGTTCTACTATCTTTAATTTTCCAAAAGGGCCAAGGAACATGATGATCATATTGCCTATAGATATTCTCTAATATGCCAATATCAAATACAGGTCCTTGAGTCCAGATAGTATGTACTCCAACGCACCACTTGTTAAGTTCTTGTAGAATGTGCATCACAGACTCTCTATTATGCTCACCTAACGCTTCTTCTCTTACCGCAGGGTCTTGCTTACCCCACCATTCAAGTGTAGATTCTTCTGTAGTGCGTTTTTTTATCAGTTGTTCATCTACTTCAAATCGATGATAGAAGTGTGAATGTGTCTCACTCATATCATTGGGATTAAACTTGACGCCACCAATTGTAAGAATAACGGCGTCAGGCTTTGTACCTAGTGTTTCAAGGTCTATCATTGCATGTATACTCATAATATTATTATACACAATCCTTGTTGTTTGTCAACCTTTTATAGTCCATTTGGAACTATTACATAATGAATTGCTAAAACTACACCAACTGATGCGCCTAGGCCAATCATCATTTTGATAAAGTCTTTGGTAATTAAAGGAAATACTGTTTTAAACTTTTCTTTGCCTGTCATAGTTGCCATAGCAAGTTCTCTACCACATAGTAATCCTACAAACACCCAAGTTGTTGACATTGGAATATCGTTTATTTCTTTAAAGAACAACAGTATTAGAAAGTATACACAATCAATAATTGTAGCACTACGCACATATCTTGTGTTGTGCTTCTCAATTACAATCTGTTGTATCTTTCCTCCACCTTCACGGAACATATATCCTAATCCAAATACAAACATTGCACTGATTAGAATCATTAGATCCCATGGTATTTCTCTTGGCAAGAACACAGCAATGTTTGCCATGTCATGTGATAACCAAGTGAACCATAAGAAGCCTGTTGTAAACCATTGTGCTATACGCCATGCTTTCTTGTGTTCTTCTTTAACAGGCTTTGCTTCGTCTAGTAGTTTAGTAACCACTATCCAAATACAATATGCCGCCACAGCCGCGACAGCATAACCCATCATGCTTTTAACAAGCATCTTCTCTAATATAAATGTGCTTGCAAATGCACTTAATACAAGAAAACTTGTGCTAACTGGCACACCTATTCTTGTAAGTATTAACAATAGGCCTGGTGCCATTGCGTGATACCATTGTATTTCTTGGAAAGGTATTTTGTTTAGTCGTCCATAACTGATGTCTCCACCGTTAGTATACCAACCATACCACAAAGTATAAAGGAGAACTGCCGAAGCCGCTCCCCACATAATTTTCCAATTGACTTTTTCGTTGTTTGATGCGATCCATGTTCCAAGTGTTTGAACTGAATCATTTGCTATTACTGAATAGCCGGCAAATAGAAATCCTATTGCCATCCATATAGTGAGTGCGTCCATTATTATCTCCTTTGCTTGACAGCTTTACCCTGTCGCTCACAAAGTCAGCTGAATTGCTGACAAAAATATTTAGTACCAGTGTAACTCGTCTGGCATCCAATGGTTATCCATTCGTTCAGGATGCCACAGTACACAACCTATATGTTCAAGCATCCAAGATTCTGGATTGCCTTGTGCGTCTGTTGCTAGTACTGTTGCTCCTGCTGGAACAGATCCTAAAACTTCATTATGTCTACTTCTAACTGTTATGTTAGAATCTTTATATTTTACTATGTGATCTTCTTTATGATTTGGATCAGCTTTAATTGATCCACCAAAACTTACTGTAAGGAATTGTGTTCCTCTACTAATACCCAGTATTTTTGTTTTATAGGAAAGGGCTAAGTCCAATACATGTTTTTCGACTTTTAGTCGCTCATGATTAAACTGCCAATCATCTGATACCATACTATTGCCACCACTGAACACGACTAAGTCTGCATCAGTGATTGCTGTTGATCTGAAATGTTTAAGTTGATTTGGAATTGGGATTAGTTCGTGTCCTTTAAACATGGAATAAAATCCATGATCAAGAGCATCATACGGCCCATTCTTGTAATCAATCACTCGTTGCGTGATTGCTATTTTCATTTATGATTCTTCTATTGTTACTTCTAGTGGGAAGTTATGTCGTCTTGCGACTGTGACTGTCTCTGTGCATTTTTGTTCAGCTACTTCGTAACTAAATGCGCCTGCTACACCACGCCCTTTTTCATGAATTTCTATCATGACTTCTTTCGCTTGCTCTGGTGATTTATTATAAATCTGAACTAAAATATTAATAACAAAATCCATAGGCGTTGCATCATCGTTCAACATAATTACATGGAACTTATTAGGTGCCCTAAGTTTTACTATTTGCGATTTTTCAGTAGTGGTTACTTGTGTCATGTATGTATTTACCTTTTGGTTGGGGGAGTGAATTTCACTCCCCCTCGATTATGCTTACTTGATGTCAATCGATTTTGGCTTTTTGCTTTCTGGAACGATACGCTCTAAATCAATATAAAGCATTCCGTCTTCAAGTTTTGCGCCATTAACTACAACATCTTCTGCGAGTGTAAACACTCTACGGAATTTACGTGTTGCAATTCCCCTATGTAGCCAGGAAGTATTTTCACTCTCTACTTCAGCTTCATCTGGATTGTGTTCAATAACTAAGTTATTTTCCTCCGTGTTAACGTCTAGGTCAGACTTCTTAACGCCTGCTAATGCTAGTTCAATCTGATAATGATTGCCTTCGCTCCTAATGTTATATGGGGGATATCCAGTACTGTTGGAAGAGTTATCTACGTAGCGGAACATATCATCAAAGATTCTATCGAATCCTACTGCGTATGGGGTCAACTTATTCAAGTCGAGGGTTGTTAAATATTTTTGCATTTTTTTCTCCTATTAAGCAAGATATAAATTCTATCCCTTTCGGCAATAAAACTTATATGTATATTATACGACAAACAACGTGTTTGTCAAGTGTATTTATCTAATTATTTTAACTTAATTAGATTAGGGCTTTTATGTGAGTTTTTTAAGCTATACCACTTATGGCCATGATCCTCTAAAATGACTCTTGAGTCATGCTTTACGCCATACCCAAATCCAACAGTTAATGATGGATCTAGTTCTAACTCTTTTAGTTCAGGAAAAGTATCACTTAAAAGTTTACAATACTCTAAACGTTTTTTGTTTATGTTTTCTTGTAAACCTTCAGTACATCCTATAACTGTGCTATCAAGCCCTGAATGCACAATTTCACCAATAATGGCGCCTGCACTAAAAAATGAGTTCCGTAATTGGAAATCAAATTCTTTTTCTGTTTTTGTTACTGTATTATACGCACAATGTAGTACATAAGGTGCGTCGATTAGATGAGCAAAATGTTCTTCTTCTATATCACCATTTTCTTCAATGTTATGATAGTGAACATTGTCTACTAACCATTGTTTAATATGTTTATGCTCTGGTTCAAGCAATACCCAAAAATGATCATTGTCTGCTATCTGTGAAGGTATGTAATTTACACAATCAGCAATAGTATCAACTACTTCTCGTGGCGGTAACTCTGATGTAAAATCTCTTACAAAGTATCTATTTTTCCAAGTCATTTTAATTTTCCACTTATTCTTCCGCCACTATTGTGTACGGTTTCTAATGTTGTTCCACACATTTCTGCAAACTTTGCTAGTAGCTGTCTGGCAACATCTTGCCTTCCTCTTTCTCTACCTTTTAATGTAACAGTTACCTGTACTGTAGAGTTCTTTTCTAAAAACTTACGTGCATTACGTGTTTTTGTTTCTAGATCATGTTGTTCAATATTGAGAGTCATACGAATTTCTTTAGCATCTTTAAAGTTTTCACGTTGCTTTTTCTTTTGCTCTTTTTCTTTCTGCTTTTGTTCATATAAAAATTTATTAAGACTTGTAATCTTACACACTGGAGGATCTGCTTTTTCTGCAATTAATACTAAATCCAATCCTCTGCTAGTTGCTAAACGTTGTGCCTCTTGTATAGTTAGTAATAATGATTCACCATCTACATCTGTGACTCTTACATTGGGGAATCTAATATCTCCGTTGTGTGGATGAACTGACTTTCCTGGTCGTCTTCTATCGTTCCTCTGATTACGCAATTCCACCCTCCTTAATTTTCCAGGGAGAGTTCTGGGTGTCAATTGTTTCTTTAGTGATTACCACTTTAGTAATCCCTTTCATTGTATATTCTGGTAGTTCATATTGTGTCTCCAATAAACTTTCTTCTAAAATTTTGCGAAGCCCTCTGGCTCCTATTTTTTGTTTTATACACTTGTCTGCAATAGCTTCAAGTGCATCTTTCCTAAATTCTAAATCAACTCCATCAATCTTAAAAAGAGACTGATATTGTTTTATAACACTAAATTTGGGTTTTGTCAAGACTTGTATTAGATCAGATCTGGATAAATCGTGTAATATATTAACACTTGGCAATCTTCCTACAAATTCTGGTATTAATCCATATGCGATTAGGTCTTTTGTTTCCACATTATTCACCCAATCAAATTCTTCTTTTTTCTGTTCACCAAATCCAATTTTTGTTTTACCCATGCGTTCTCTTACGATATCATCCATACCAACAAATGCACCACTTAAAACAAATAGTATATTGTCAGTTTTAATTGTTAATTGTTCTGGAACTCTTTTGGGTAAGTTAGGTACTCTTACTTCTGAACCTTCTAATAGTTTAAGCAAACTCTGTTGTACACCTTCACCAGAAACATCTCTGCTTAATGAAACCATATCATTACGTTTTGCTTTTTTATCTATTTCATCTATATAGATAATACCTACTTCAGCTTTTGCTATATCATAGTCTGCTTTTTGTACTAATCTGTGTATTAATACTTCAACATCATCACCAATATATCCTTGTTCAGTTAATGATGTTGCATCTGATATAATGAAAGGTACATTAAGATAGTTAGCCACTGTTTGTGCTATAAGAGTTTTACCAACACCTGTTGGGCCTAAAAATAGCATATTGCTTTTCTGTATTGGAATATCTGACGTATTGATTACTCTTTTGTAATGATTGTAAGCCGCGACAGCAATACCTTTTTTTGCTTTATCCTGTCCTATTACATGTATGTCTAAATGTTGCTTAATTGCAGATGGTGCAGGTATTTTAAATGTTTTTCTAACAACTCTACGTTGTCCATCAACATCTATCTTTTCACGTTCTTTTCGAAGTAAGTTTTCACTAAGGTCTACACATGAGTCACAAATATGTACTCCGTCAATTCCTTCTAACAGTTTAAATACTTCCTTCTGTGATTTGCCACAAAAATGGCACTTTTGCATTATTCTATTCCTTGTATCTCGGTTTGTATAAACAATTCTATATCCTCAAGGTTCCTAAACTGAAAGTATTTACCTTCAGCACTAATTACTCTTAGTGCATCACGTTTAGATCCTTTTTGGTTAACGAATATTGTCCACTTTCCTGTTGGAATGGGTCTCGTAATTGCTACTAGTAAATCTGCATATTCACATGAATCCATGTCAACAATCATTAAATCTGCTTGTTTACTTACAAAATATTCCCAAGCTACATTTTGTTCTGTAGTTGGTTTTGCATTTTCAAAAAAGACGATGCTAGAAATAATATACTTCTCCATCATTGTTTTTACTTTGGTTACAAATTCCGCATTCTGCGAAATAATAAGTACTCCAATGCCATCGTCTGTTAGGTATAGATCGGGGGCAGTTACTGTGAAACTGCTGTTATCGTTTATCATTTGTTTATTCACTTTTTCGATTTGGCTGAATTTTCATATCTGATAAGATTGCCTGGTATACTTGTGCTAGTGTATCATCATCTGCTTTATCTAATAATTTTTCTAGCTCACCACTCTTGTCGCTTTCCAGGATTTGGTCTAGTGAAGGACGCTCTGTTGGTGTTGGTGGATTTGGCCACCTACCTTCTTCCTTCATTCTTGTCACAACTTTATCAATTTGTTTTTGTGTTTGTTGTATCTGTTTTGCTTTTCTGTTTAACTTCTCTTGATCTGGATCAATACTATAATTACGAGCTCCTGATGCATCTACTGTATAGAAGCCTTGTGTATCTTCGTATAATCCTTCGTAATCTGTTTTGTCTTCTTCCTTGATCTCAGGAACTTTTTCCTCTTTCTTTGGCTTTATCTTTTTAGCCTTTTTTTTGACTGGTACTGGCCTTACTTCTACCTTTTCTTCCTCTACAGGTTCTTTTACTTCTGGAGTAATTACTACTGCTTCTTCCTCTGTAGTTTCTTTTGCAAATTCCAAGTCTATAACTTCTTGATCTACATCTTCAAAAAGTAATTCTTCCGTAGGTGGTGGAGGAGGTGTTTCATCTCCCTCTTTTTTCCATTTAATTAATGTAATACCACCTAGTACTAAAACAACAGCCAATGGATCAAACACTAATACAAGTATTAGTATAACCCAACGTACTGCTTCTTCTAATATGTTTTTATCTGCTTCACCATATACAAATTCTGCAATGTATTTCACAGGGCCAACTTCTGCTTCTAACTTACGAAATTCTGCTTGTAACGCATATTTCTCTTCTGTTAGGTTATCAATTTCATCATTGCTTTCTTTTATTTTTGTATTAAGTTTAGCAATTTCACCATCAATTACTTCAGTATTTCCTACGTCTCCCAATTGGCTACGTAGTTGATTGATTAATGTTTGGCTGTTAGCAACGGCTGTTTCTGCACTTGTGCGTAGACGTTGTATTTCATCTCTTGCAGTTTGTATAACAGGTGATTCTGTTTGACGTACTTCGTCAATCTTACCTAACATTACAAGTTCACGTTCTTTGAGTGCAGGTATCTGTACTTCACGTATATCTTTAACAACACCCGCTAAACGAAAACGTTCCATCTTAACAGTTTTAGTTGCATCTGCACGTACTGTTGCTACTTCACCTTGTATTTGTGTAATTCTATCACGTTGTGCTGATACCCATTTGGCAAGAGCAGTTCTAGTATTACCACCAAATAAGCCATCACTAGTAACACCAATAATTGCTTGTCCTGCTCTAACTTGTCCTTGCTCTGTTGATTGTAGTTGATTAGTTACACGAATAATCTCATCTTCTAATGCAGTTATTTGTGCCAGTAAAGGTTCTACTCCACTATTATCAGTACCTAATGTTGAGATTTTTCCTTCGTATTCCTTTGCACTAGTTTCCAGTCTTAATATTTCTGCTTGTATACTTGTAAGCTGATCTTCGTATGGTTTTGTTCTTGTATTATCTGTTGCTCTAGCATCTGTAATAATTTTGTTTTGCTGTTCTACTGCGGGTTTAATACGATCAAATGCTTTGTCAATACGTACTTGTTCTTTATCTATTTGTGCTTGAATATTAGCATCTTGGTTGTTATCAGTATTATCAAGTTTCTCAACTTTAATTTCTGATCTTGCAATAATAGCTTCTAACCTGGCAATCTCAGTTATAACTCTTGAAGTCTGTTCTACACTTTCCTCAGTAGCTGATGTTTGTTCAATATGTGCTTTAGATAGAAAACCAAAAATACCCATTGAAGTAATGAACATTAATACTACAAGTGCGAAACTCAAATAGTATTTCATTCCCCAATGTGCTCTATCCCAGAACGTATGAAGCCAAACGGCTGTGGTTAATTTACCAACTTCAAGTGCGGCACCCATTATAATAATAGGTACTGCGGCCGCGGCAAAAATTGCCACTAATCCAATAATACTATAATATGCCGCAACCCCTGAAATAATCAGAGCGACAAGAATTGTCCAAAATCCAAATATTCTTAATGCCATGTGCCTCCTAGCGAGATCCGCCGAAATATTCTACTGCGTGTCCCTCTTCAACAAGTTGTTTGTTAATGTTAACTGATTCTGTGCCTGTCTCTTCATTGGCAATGGTATGTAGCGTTCCTAAAATTCTTCCGAACTTGCCACGTTTGTTTAGGATTGTTTCAATAACGAACTCTTTCCCAAGTATCTCTGTGAGTCTTGCCTTGGCGGCTAAGCCTCTTTCTTTTTCTTCTAAATCTCTTGTTCGTGATTCAGGAGTATTAATTCCATATAGGCGAATTCGTTGTTTCATAAAAACACCAAAACCTAAATCGATCTCCGCATCAACTGTATCACCATCTACTATTCTCAATAGTTTTGCTTTGTAAGTATACATTTTATCATTCCTTCATTTATAATTGTTGCTTAACAACTTTCTTATACATATTTACCTTATTTCTTAGATAATATTACAGAAGTATTAGTCTCACCTGTTACTTTTAGCACAACAGAAGCATTATCTTCTGTCATTCCGTAACTAATGTTGCAACCTTCAAAAATGTTTGGAACTACTATTTCATTAAGTATCTTTTTATATAGTTCGTCAGTACTCGCATATTGTACGTTGCTTGCCCAATTGGACAACCATTCATTTGTTTCTGTCATAATTTAATTTTTTCCAAATTGATTAAGCCAGGCTTTTGCCTTTGGATTTGTTGGCGTAGAGCTTGCCCATGCTGATATCTGTTTGTATGCTTGCGTGGTGTCTGCCTTGATATTTGCACCCTCACTGTTGTCAACAATGATCATGCCATCTTTAAATAACCTTTGGAATTTACCAATATTATCTTGAACTTCTTTCCACATACGTTTAACCATATTTGGAGGTAAAGTTCTGTCTCTTTTTTCATTACGTGCTAATGCTGTTTCTAAATTTGTATTCACAAATATCATTGCACATTCATATCCAGCAGACTTTGCCTTTTGCACTTGCCTAGCTATTTTCACATAGTCTTTACCAGTGCCATCAATAACTAATCCTAGCTTACCTGTTTGATACAGATCTTGCTGTCTCTTAGTTACATCTTTTGCTTTATTACGAATCTCTTGTCCTTGTGGACTTGCGATATTATCAGGAGTGCTATCTATACCCATTAATTGCATAGATTTCTCAAATGCGGAATCACTATTGATAATTTTAAATCCTATTGCTTCAAGAGCTGAGTGTCTAACTACAAAACTCTTACCAGCACCAGGGCCACCCGCAGTCCATATTGCTTTGAAAATTGCTGGATCATTTGGTCCTTCTTCAATTGGATTTATTACTTCTAATATCTTCATGTATGTATTTATACAGGTTTGCGTTCTATTACTGTGTCAGCAAGCCCGTATGCAACCGCATCTTCAGCAGTCATAAATTTATCACGATCCATATCACGTTCAAAATCTTCATACGTTTTACCCTTTGTATTATGCTTTACATACAGTTCTGTTAGACGTTGTTTAAGATATGTAATCTCTTTATAACGAATTTCAATATCACTTTGCATACCAGAAGCACCACCGCTAGGTTGATGAATCATTGTTCTACTATTTGGTAATACCATTCGCTTACCTGGCTCACCTGCTTGTGCGAGGAAACTGCCCATTGAACATGCTTGCCCCATTACAATAGTATGAACTGGTGCGTTAATAAATTGCATTGTATCGTAAATTGCCATGCCTGATGTAATTACACCACCTGGACTATTGATATAAAAATTAATTGGTTCTTCTGAATTTTGGCTTTCTAAAAATAGCATTTGTGCTACAATTAGATTAGATGAGTTATCATCTACAACGCCATTTAGGATAATTAATCTATCCTTTAAAAGACGACTATAGATATCATAACTACGTTCGCCTCTACCAGTCTGTTCGACTACCATTGGTACTAACATTATTGCTCCTTGTAATTTACGCCTAAGTTTATTAATATACTATAGCGGTTAGTTGGTTCTCTTTGAATATACTCTACTCCATGTATAGTAGGTGTGTATCCACTAAGTTCTGCATATTGCCCCCAAGTCCATAAATGGTTTGTTTTACCACCTAATAGATCTGGATAATATGTCTTTATATCACCATAGGGTCCACCTTTAGTATAAAAACCACTATGAGTTTCTCCTAAATGATATGCTCCTATAAGTTCGTCTGCATGATCACATCCATGTTTTTCTGAATGCCATGACATTTGTTCATCATATGTTTCTGGTGTTGCATTGGGAGCGGCATTTTCAATTAAAGTTAAAAACGGTCTCCAGTCAATTATATTATCGTGTTGATCAATTACATCTTGATATCGTTCACTCAATATTGGCACATAATCATCTAATAAATTAATCCAATACCTAAGCTCTGGAAAATTTTCGATAGCCATATCTTGAGCTCCTTTATTTTCTAGAAATACATCTATCTTAGTAACTGTTAGGTGATCATTTACTACTGTATCTGGATTATCATGTCCATAACCAACACCGTTCCACCAATCAACAGGTCCTGCAAAATATTCTATACTCAAACCTGATGCAGGCATATTCCACCTATGTTGCCATGACCTAGTAGGCATATTATGCATATCTTCAACTTTTTTTGATATGTTATCAGGAAGCAGTTTTGCTTTTTCTTCAACACTTGTTTCATTAATTGCTTCAAATGTTTCTCTTATAACAGAAAACCTATCAGAGTAGGCTTGTAAAATATCACACTGTTCAACGATCATAGTCACACTCTAAGTTATATATAATACTATACCTAGGTCCCTTTGTTTCACTACCAAAATATTCTACTCCATGCTTCGTAGGTTTTTTTCCACTCTTTTTAGAATAGTCACCCCATGACCATAATGTATTTGCATGTTTTAATTCTTTAAAATTTCGCCTACCCATTTCATCATCTACAAAAAATGCAGTTTGGTTTTCTCCTAAATGTAATGCACCCAAATTATCATCTGCATGTGGTCCACCAAATTTAAAATAATTCCAATGCATATAAGCATGATAATCTACATTATCTGGAACATCATATTTAACTAACATTAGACAAGGTTTAAATTGCTTGATATTTTGATTCTCAAACTCTACTGCATTTTCCATTACATCAGATTCAAATTCATCTCGCATTCTTAAAAAATAACGTAGACTAGGAAAACAATTTAACATTTCCTCACTGTATTCAAACCCTTCTGAATATATGTAAACTTTATCCCTAGTTACACTATCATTAATTATAGTACCTTGACGTTCTACTTCTGGTTGATGTTCTTGTTTATGATTTGCATAGGGTTGCCAATAATCATGTAAACCCGCAATATGATCTTGATCCCAACCAACTTGTGGGCCACTATGTGAATGTGTCCATTCTCTTCTAGGCCATGTATCACTTATCCGTAGTTCGTAACTACTATCATTCATTTTTTGCCATACATTACTATCTAACTCAGTAAAAAGTTTATGTATGTAATCAAATCTATCTGAAAATTTAGTGAGCTTTATACTTGCTTTTGTATCTATACGTTCCAATTATGTTCTTCCTTGTAAATCAAAGATAATACTATAACGTGTTCCATTTGTATCTACATTTGGAATCATTCTATGATATGTTGGTTTCCAATTACATGTCTGTGAATCTTCACCAAACATCCATAACATTGAATTCTTATCTAATCCATCAACATATTCCCAATTATCATGAAATGTATTACGTGCTTGAAACTCTCTGAAGTTTTCACCTAAATGTAATCCAGCGAATGTTTCATCACAATGGCTATCACCAAATCTATTTGTATTGAATGCCCTATGTTCCATTACATTTTCAGGAGTAGCAGTTGGTGTAGAATATTCAATTACCATTAATTTATGTAGCCACTTTTTAATATCTGATCTTGGAAATAGTTCTTTACCCTGATTCATAATAGGTAAAAAGTCGGCATGCATTTCTAAAAAATATTCTAGTTCAGGAAATGTTTTTCCTAATTTCTCTGCTGACCAATCATATATGTAGCATTTTTTACGAACTACATAATCACCAATTGGGTTATCTTCATTTTCCCAATCATGTGGGCCTGTCATATAGTCAATATCAAAGCCAAAGCATGGACCTTCATGTCTTGTGCTATATATTTTATTTGGAATATCCTCATCTTTCCATTCATGAATATTGGGTACTTCATCTTCATAATGGTTCAAAGATTCAAAAAGATCTGAGCTTAGTACTTTAAAAAGCTCAGATGCCATTTCATATCTATTGGCGTATTTTGTTTTAAGTAAATCGGACTCTAATGCTGGCCATTCGCCAGTATTCTGTAAGTCCTTGAGACTATTTTGATTTAACATGCATAGTTACTGGCGTATTGTCTGGCAAAGTGACGAATTGTTCGCCCGTAGAGTCTGTTTTAATTTTAATTGCTCGATTAGCGACAAGCATTCCAAGAGTTGCCTCAATACCCATTTTAACTCCTTGTTGTTCTCCCTGCTTAAAGGCTAGATATGCGGCAAACATACAAATTGCAACCGCCCAATAACCTTCATATCCTGCTACAAATTCACTAATCATTTTTTACTCCTTTTAAAAGCGTCAATAATAAATTTCTTATTCTTATTATAGTATGTTCTTAAGTCGTAGTCAACAACTTTATTCTCCCAAAACATCTTTTCATCCTTATGTTCATTAAACATATTATGCACAAAATATCTAAATTTATTAAAGGCTTTATTCATCTTGGTTTTAAACTATCTTTCATTCTTTCTAATTCAGTTAGTTGATGTTTTGGTTGTGGATTTATCTCAACTGGTTGTTGAGATTCTATTCGTTTTTTAGCTTCATGTATTCTATGTTTGATTGACCGCACACGGCGATCAATCTCTTCACATGTTAGTTCTATTTCCATACATGTATTTATTACGCCATGCAGGCTTCTGTTCCAGTATACTCATATGGTTTATTCCAAGCACCAACATAAATGCTGGTATAATGTGAACGATGGAAATAGTCTGTCATTGCGTCATCGTTGTTGAAATACTTTGGACCTTTCATAGCGTCTACTAGTTCAGTTAAAAATTCACGTTGAACACCATCATAATGTCTATCAATGTGGTATTCATTTACTTGAATATAACCATCACCATGTGTAAAGTGATCTTCAAAGTTTATAACACCTGACTTAATCTTAACAGCCAATGTTGAATGATTTTGAACTCCAATACTAGCTTTCATATTGTACTTTTTTAGTACAGCCTTGATAGCTGGTGCAAGTTCTTTTTTATCTTCTTGTGAAACATATGCCATTTGCAACTCCTTTGTTATTAACTATACTTACAGTATACAGTAAGATGCCTTACTTGTCAACCTTTTTTTTAAGATCCTGTTACTAGTTCAACTGAACCGTCTTCACATACATGAAAATCTTCAACAAAGTAATGCCAATCATCTAAAACCAGTTTAGCTTGTTGAAAGCAAGACTCTGCGGCCTTCCAAAGTTCACCAACTGTGCCATCTTGTGCAACGGCAGTAAATGTCTGCCATGTAACATCATCCATCGTATCGCCCATTTCAGCAATACACTTGTATTTTACAACTCTAACCTTATCACTAAGAATTTTGTGATCTAGTTGCATAATACCTTCACCCATTGACCAAACTGTACTATAGCCTAGTTGTTGCTTAAGATCATCATAATGTTCTATTTCAAGTACAAAGTGATCTACATCTTCGAATTTTAGTGCAGTGTTTGACATGTATAACTCCTGTTTTTTTAGCTTATATATACATAATACAGTAAGATGCCTTACTTGTCAACCTTTTTATTCACTTTTATTCACTTTTTTTGGCTCTGGGGGAAGGACTCGAACCTCCACGGTAAATACTTTGCGAGTTATTACCACACGTTAAACAGACGTGCATGTCTACCAATTTCATCACCCCAGATTATTGATTATTTCAATGTATCAAGTGCTGATATCATACGTGTCATACCAATGCCACCGCCAACTCTTGGAAAGAAGTCAAACTTGAGGAACTCTTCTAGTTCTGCTTCTACACGTTCCTTACCAAATAAGTCAAATAGTAAATTACTATAAGCACCTTCTGTAATAGTGTGGAATGTATCTCTCATCATATCAACATCACAACTACGTTCTGCTGATCCAATAGTTTCCATTCCGCCTAAAATAACATCAATTTTTCTACTAGTACCATCTCCGTTACGTGACATATTCCAAAATGGACTTGTCATTTCAGGAAATTCTGTAATCATTGTGCTTACAAAATCCTTATACATCAATGTTTCGTGTTCTGCTTCCATTTCTACATTTGGATCAACACTATAAACTTGTTGCCATTCTGCGTATGTTTTTTCTGTTGGTATATCAAATCCTAAATATTCACAAAGTTCATATTCCATTGCCTTTAGATCATCTATTGTTCCTGGCATTTCAAATTCAAACATTGGAAAAATAATATCATGTCTGCCCGGTATTGCATTAGGTTCTTGCCTATAGCTCGTGCTGACACAAAAAAAGCCCTTTGAATCGGGCTTTGTAAGTAATTCATGTTCTAGCCACATCTGGCCCGTCTGGGGAAGTGGCCAAATATTTCCTGCGTAATTATATGTTGCTACATTGAATGGATCTTCACATGCGGCAAGTATGCTTAGTCTGTTTTGGGTGTGGACTTCTAAGAATCCTTTACTCAAAAAAAAGGACCTTAAAAGGCCCACTGTGTCTGTAAATTTATCTGGTTGTATCAGTTGCGTCATTTCTTTTTCCTTTTTGTAAGTCAAAAAAATATAGTCAGTCAAAAAAAAGGAGACTATATTTTGTTATCAGTCTATTTATACAAACATCATAAAAAGTAAGACTTTTTACTTTTTCTTTATTAAAATACAAGTAAAACTACCAGGGTTCCATGATGCCTGTCTATATTCTCTTATTTTAGAATGTTGAGATATCCAATTAGGCATCTCACGCATTATTATACCTTGTCCTGTAATTACTTCTACACGTTTATGTCCTGCATAATATGCATCATCTATTTTAGATTTAAAATGTCGCCAGGCTTCATGTACATGATATCCATGAAGATCAATCATCCCAATGCATTTTACTTATTTTCTGCATCTCAAATTCTTCTACAAGTTCTTCCATTTGCTTTACGCTAAACCTAAAACTAAACGGGCCTGTGTTTACTTGTACAAATTCACATGATACTTGTTCAGGACGTGGTCCTGATTTACTAAGATACCAATAATACTTGCCACTTTTTGTTTCTAGACCTTCAACACCGGTACGCCAATTATCACATATGTATTGAAAATGTTCTTCTGACATTTGCCTACCAATATTCATATAATCAGTTACACGGAAACTTATTTTTACTGATTCTTCATCTTTAAACAAGTATAATTTAATGGGTTGGCTCATACGCCAAACGTTATCTCTATCTATATTAGGATGATTCATTCCTTTTTTTCTCCACATATTCTTTTAGATCTACTACTTTTTCAGTTTCTATAATATCTATTATAGTATGTGTTAGATTTATTTCCTGTTTGATAAATCCCATCTTAACATGTAGTTTTTCTAGTTCTCTATTGTAATATTCTAGTTCTCGCTGTTTACGATCACGTATATCATATACTTCTTGCAAGTTAATTATTAACTTAACGTCTTTCTTTACTGGTTGTATAAGCATTAGTTTGCCTTTCCTAATTATAGAACGGGTCACTGTCCTTTGGGCTATTCTCCTATAGGTGTTGACATGCAAGCAATGAATCTCTACCTGGCCACGTAGTTTCCCGTTCTATATTACTTATCACTCGATGGTTTCGACAAATGCACGTTCCTGTACAAAATCACCAGGGCTACGCATTGTGCCATGCATCCATCCAACGCTTTCTAACATATCACGTATCTCATTATTGAATGCAGGTCCGCCACATATCATAATTCTATCCCTTGATTTATCAAACACTAACGGATCTACTCCCAAATTAGAAAACAAGAGACCGCTCCTGATATTGTCTGTAATTCTTCCTTTGTAGACTCCCTCGGCAGGTGCCTCTCTTGTGACTGTTTGGTACACTTTAGCACCGGCTTGTTCCAATTCCCGTCTGAACACGAGTTCAGCGTTAGTACGACAAGTATGAGTAACAATAACCTCTTCATAATATTCATATACCTCCGGATGTCTGGCTAAACTTAGAAAAGGTGCTAAGCCTGTGCCTGTACTAATCATCCAAAGTCTACCATTACCGTTTATACATGGCTCTGGTTCTAAATTACGTAATAGTAATGTGCCTATTGCTTTTGGACTTACTTCTATCTCATCGCCTACTGCAATGTTTTGTAGTCTACTAGTTAATGGACCGTCTTCTACCTTAATACTTAAAAATTCCAAGTAATCGTCTTCTGGACTATTTGCAATACTATAAGCACGGTTTGGACTGAGTTTATCACCCATACCAATCATTGTAAATTCACCTGGTTGAAAGTTTTTCTTTTCCCAAGCATCACTCTTTGTTGTTCTAAACCAGAACAAATCATCTGTGTAATGTTCTATAGCCATTACCTTTTCTAAATTCATATTTTCCTCGTAAATTTAAATACATTACTACCCAATACCATATCATGAGCCCGTTCGTCCTGGTACTGATACTTTTTCATATATTCATTGTTAAGACTTGGGTTAAATCCTAACCATATTTCTCCACCTGGTCTTAAGATCTTCAGTAATCCTTTAACTAGGTACTCATATTCTTCATCTGTTTCAATTAGGCCGCCTGAAGCCTTATGCATAGCATTACCATTTGCAATAATATAATCATATAGCCCATAACGTTGTAATATTGATATAGGGCAACCTAATCCTGTATATTCCCAAAATACTGGTTGTACATATGGAATTAAATTACAATCTCTTATTTCATCATCATGTGCATTTGTGGTTACTACTGTGTGGCCTTTCTTATCAAGGTAATGTGCAAGGTGACCACATCCTGCACCAATTTCTAATATACAACTCTTAGGCTTAAACTTAATCAGATCATCTATATCTTCAGACTCTTGCCATCTTCTTGCATAGTCATACAAGTATTCCATTATACTTCCTTATAAAATTGTATATTGATTCCTGATTTTAGCCATTTATAATTAGGCTTACTACGCTTAACACAACTTGCATGTATTTGACATGCATCAAATACCATTATGTCACCAAGTTTAAACTCAAGTACAGATTCTATACTCAATCCTTGCATATTTCCTCTTGGAATCTGAGGGAATAGAAACCCTGTTTTGTCTGGCCATTCGTCTGTTTCTGCTATATTACCATGTATATCATATAAATCAGGATATTCACGAGCAATCTCATAATCTGAGTTTTGTTGAGAGCTAATCTGAACTCTATCAAATGTAATGCTTGTGCCAATATGCCTTTCATTAAAAAATGCCGTATGTGCATCTGCTCCATCTGTAATAGCAAGTGGTATCACACAACTTTTCCAAGGTATAACATTTTTTGCCCATTCAAATCGTTGTGTTTCTTCATATGTAAGTAAATCAACATGTGCATCATGTAATTGTGTAGTGATATAAAAGTTACCACTATGATGTTTGTAGTAATCTCCAATTACATTAGAGAATACGCTATCTAACCAAGGACAATTTACAAATAAAGTATCTATATCAACACTTGTTTGTATATTTCTGCTAGAAGGTGTCCATTTTGCTCCTTCTGCTAAAATAAACTGTTGCTGGAATAACTCATTTACTTGTTCAGAGGTAAGTGCGCCTGTAAAAGTTTTAGCTGGAGAGAAACTTTTTGTAATTTCGCTATGGTATTTTTTTATATTGTCTATCATTTTAATGCCGTAAAAATACTGTAACCTAACTTGCGTGTAATTCCTTGTTTTAAAAAATTACAAGCACAATGTATTCTTGCTGTATCAAATACAATTATATCGCCAGGTTTCCATTGTACTATACACTCTATTTCGAGTCCTGTAAACCTTTCAATTGGTAAATGTGTCAAATACTTATTATACACTACTTCATCAAACATGCAACCAGTATATCCTATTAGATCTTCATTAGTTAATAAATCTTGATTGTAATATACCTGTGGGTTGTTATGATTTTTACCTTGTGGAACGCCACCATGTCTAAGTTTTACTGGCCCATCCAAATAGCACTGTTTGAATATTGCAAAGTTTGTGGGCTCTGCAATCTCCATTGGTATAACTATTGTCTTATGCAGTTTAGGTTTCCAACGAACGCTATCATCGTTATGTAATATATGCGGGTGCTTAACTTCAAAGAAGTTTGTTGCAAAAGTCCAATGATCTCCAACAAATTCTGTAATAAATTTATCAGTCTTAATCCACCAATCAGTATGTTCTTCTTTATTAGGGTAATAGTCGTATGTTACTGGACCTGTGTTTTTGTGATTTTTAGGTCCTGAATGCCATGCTTCTAACAAATCTGACATTAAATCAGGTGGTACTACATTGGTATGAACTTGTGTTGGTTCTAATCTGCTAAGAATTTCCTGTTTTTCATCATTTGTTCTTAACATAAATATATTTAGCAAAAGAAAACTAAGGGCTACAGATGACGGATAATAAGCAATTTGTGCATGTATCTCATATAAGCCTAGAGGATCACCCAGTCATATGGATAGATAATCCAGAAATAAGCGATACCCTTACCCAGGGTTTTATAAAAAATGATGTTGATTTTCATAGGTCATTATTTGATGTTTACCATTCAATAAAAACAATAGAAGTAACTGATATGGCTGAAGCATTAAGTCTAGGTATCAGCAAATTTATATGGATTAAAAAAGGTTTACTAAATGCTCATGATTTTTTAGTAGAAATATTAAAACATGATACTACAAATTGGGCAACAGACTGGTGTGGATATATTGATTTAAAAAATGATAACAAAAGTGATCCTCCAGGAAAAATTAGTGCTATGATAGATAAACAACTAAACAAGTATAGACTATCACTAAAGGACAGATATCTACACGTTATAGATGAAGTGAATACTAAATGGTATGTAACTAATACTGAAACAAAGAGTATATGGATAGAGGACGAAAAGGATTCTGCTAACGAAATATGGACTACTGGTGGTGGGCTTACATGGGCTATAGAAGCATACATTAATTTTGCTAAGAAGCCAGGTAAAATAAACGTTTTAGATAATTCAATTCAGGCATTGCACATGTCAAATTATATGCATAAGAATTGGGACGGTATGCATTATGCAAAGTTTATAAGAGAATATGCTGAAGAAAATCCAATACTAGCCAAGGATTGGATTGCTATGGAATCGTTACAAGAATATAGTGATTTTTTAGATTTTACTAAATTTCATTACAGGTGGAATAATATAATAAAACCATCTAATTTAGTATGTGTTAAAATTGACATAATAAGAGATAGTAAAAAACTTATAGAAATACATAAAGATTGCAAAGCCTTTAAGAATTTTGTTGATTACAGTAATGCATACATGTATTATCCTACTGCATTACTATGGTCACAATCAGAAAGAAGAGAAAAGTTTAATGAAATATTTTTACTTCATGAACAAACAAAAGGAACTAAATTTAAAGAGAGGAATATGAATGCTTTACTCAGGAACTAGTGAAGAAGGACACAGAATTTCCGACAGAGTTGCAATAGGATGGTTAGGGAATCCAAGAATTGCAGACCCGTTATGGAAAAACATGTTGCAGAATGTAGCGGAATTTTATTGTGTAGAAGCAGAAGTGCATGGATTTAAGTATCAATTTTATGATGAAAATCCTGCTGAACTATGTAAGAAAGCACAAGAAGCTGGCTGTTCACATATGTTGATATGTAAGGTAGGGTTATTTCCACAACAATTATTTGACAAGTTTACGGAATGGTTTGAAAACTACTACAATGGAGAAGTATTTGTTGGACATGTTTTAGATAAAGGTGATCTATATTACGAAATTCATCCACAATGTATGCTAGTTGATGTTGATTGGTTTAATAATAGATGTGGAGAATTTTCACAACGCTTCAGAGGTAGAAAGTGGAAAACAGCTGAGCCTATAAGAAGTGCAGAAAACTTCCATGGTGCGTACACACCCAAATGGGTTCGAGGTGTTGGTGTGGATAAAATTTATGAAGGATCTTGTTGGGGGTACAATGTAGTAGAAGCTGGATTACAACATAAAAATGGTATTGGTATTTGGCCTCAAAAAATTAGAGAAACTTATTGGTATGCGTATGGTGAAGTACTAGATGACTACGTGGGTAAGAAGGCAAAGATTATTGGTGCTTTACAAAATAAAGAATCATTCTATATTGCAAATACAGAAGACTTTACACTTCCTGACCAACCACCAAAAGTAGATCCAAGCATAAAACGTAGAATGTTCTGTACTAGTGGTGGACTAATGGCACCATTTTTAACATATAATCACTTTGGTAATGTTACGGCAGACCAGCATGTTATTGTAATGGATAGATCAGGTGTTGCCTTGGGACTTTCAGATACTATTTTTAACGAATTTAAGCCTAGTAAAGAAACATACTTTGATTGGTGTTCTGACTATCTTGGAAAATATAAATGGCAGAGAAAAATAATTCAAGGAAAGCATAGGTTAAAATCTATGAGTGAATATGTACAATATCATGATGGATTTAAAGAATACTATGAAGATACATTCAATCAAGTTCCTAGAGACTTTGAAGAATTAGATTTGTTTGATGTTGATGACTTCAAACATATATTAGAAAAATGGGCTTTTATTGATGCAAGAGATAATAAAGATTCAAAATATGAAGTCTACATTTGTTTAAGTAATGTATTTCACTTCTATCAATCTGCTGTGTTTTTTAATATTAAAGAAAGAGAAAAAATAAAAGCAGATATTGAACAATACCTTAGAGATATTAAGGAAGAATTGCCCAACGTAACATTACATATAATTGGTCCAGGAGGACAATTTGAATACAATGGTTACATTCCATTCAGTATGCAAGGTGCAGAAAAAGCGAAAGAGATATTTCCATGGACATAAAAAATAAAGAAAAATATGAAGAATTCAAAACAAAGGTTGAAGCTTTTGTTGACGCATGTAATGAACATGAACATTACCAACACTTAACTCCACGTCCTGAACATTTTAATGAATGGAAAGAAAATCGTGGTGTAATGCAAGAGTATGGAACTTGGATTGTTAGTGAAAGTAATTGTCCTAGTCTTAAACTAGATATAGAATTTCCTAATGAAAAAGTATTAGAAGAATGCAATGCACAATATCATCAGTTTGTAAAACATAGAGGACCACAACATCCTGGATGGAGTAGTATGTGTATACATGGACAAGGGATAGGATATACTGATCCACCAAAAGAATATCCAGGCGTTGAAGCAGAGTTTCATTGGACTGAATTAAGTGAACAATGCCCTGAAACAACAAAATGGTTTAAAACACAATGGCCATTTACAGATTATGATCGTGTACGTTTTATGTTAATTGAGCCAGGTGGATTTATCCAACCACATGCAGATTACGATGAACGGAGAATGGCCGCATTTAATATTGCAGTAAGCAATCCACCAGGAGTTGATTTTGCTATGGAGGAAGCTGGTTGTATTCCGTGGGAGCCAGGAGATGTTCGTGCTATTGATATTGGCAGAAAACATGCTGTTATTAATAACGGAACAGAAGACCGCATACATATGATTGTACACGGCAAGTTTAATCAAAATTTTAAGGAATTGTTGTGTAGAAGTTACGACAAGTTAATAGAGAGTCTTTCTAACTAGATCGTCAAACCATTCTCTGCGAAGCCAATAAGCGTGTTCATAATGCTCAAGAGCATCTCGTAATTGTGGGCTCCAATTTATATCCAAATAATCTAAAATCATCTGGGGCTTTTGCCCTTTAAACCAATGTGGATCTTCTATTAGAAGTGATCCTGGATTATAATCAATTACTACATCTGTCATGTTCTCATTGTAGTCTAATATTTTATCTAATAACAATCTTTTTACGTTATCAGCATCTTCCATTTCAATAGGTATGTCATTACCTGCGAGTATATTTTCATGTAGATCCCAATGCATAAAATTTAATTGCCACATATATTTCAATGTGCCATTGTCAAATGCATCATGCATTTTTTGGTGGTATTTACTATACCAAACTTCTTTCCAACTATCTGTAACTTCACCATTTACGAGTTTATGGTCTGTCCACCACAGTTCACTATGCCCATCCACGTCTTCTTTTGTCATTGGTGTAAATGCATGAGCCATAACATATTGAAAGCAATCTTCTAGAGGAGATTGATGACAGACAATTAGCTTATCACATTCAATTTTTTGATCATAGTATTTTAGGTTGCCAAAATAATTACTCCATACAAGCATGTCATAATCTTTTTCTAATGGACGCATTGGTGCAATAATATCACCACGTATATTTTCCATTAATCTATGACATTCAGTATGTTCATCATGTCTATATGCATCGTTAACTAGACCAGAATCTTCATCTGCTTTATTTTTAAACGTGAACTTTGGACCCGTATATACTTGAGGGCCTATACCTGGTTGCTGACATAGCCACCATGCTATGCTATCTTGTGTACCATTTTTAGTACCATATATTACTGTTATCATTTATTAAACCGCTCATTATAGGCTTCTTCAAAGCCTTGTTCATAATCTGCGATGGGAGCACCATCACAACCATCTCTCCATAGTCGATTAAAGTAACTGTTTGCCGAGGACAAGATGGTACTATCACTAGTATTTAGGTGACCCTTCACCATCCAAAATAAACGACAGGCTTCTTTATGTGAATATTCCATATACTCTACTATTTAGTGAGTGCTAACTCCGTTAGCGCCAACTTTGGTCTCAGTGGTAGGATTCGAACCTACGATCTCCTGGTCCCAAACCAGGCGCTTTACCAGACTAAGCTACACTGAGCTTGGCAAAGGTGGAGGGATTCGAACCCCCGACCTGCGGTTTTGGAGACCGCCGCTCTACCAACTGAGCTACACCAATATATTTTTAACTTCTTGGGCTTTATCTATCCCAAGTTTTTCTTCTTTTGGTAACTCTAATGCACGCCACTCTCTTGAATACCCATCTGGATAATCAGGCTCCTGACGAAGTTTCCATAACATCCAATCATAATAACGTTCTGGTTCTTTGTCCATTGCGTTTCTCCTATAATGAATAAGACTGAGTTAACCTCAGCCTTATCATTAAATATTTAGTTTGTATTGTATTTCCTACGTATTGCCTATTTCAGCCCGCCGTCCGTGTTGCGTTTCATAATTGTTTAGTCATAAGTTATGGTGCCCATGGAGGGACTTGAACCCCCACTCCGTAAAGAACAGGTACCTAAAACCTGCGTGTCTACCAATTTCACCACATGGGCCTACGTTAAGTCCGAAAGTGGCTAACCGTTGGCCACTGCGGGTTTATTGAGTAACCACCCTATCCGAAATACTTATTAAGCATTTCTAATCTGTCATCTGCAGATGCGAGCTTGTTTAGTTCTTCTATAACTGCTTCAGTTACATCTGAGTGCTCACCTATGCCTGCAGGCATAGTTTGATAAACTTTAATATTAGCTGTGTGAACTGCTATTTCGCCTTCAGCTTGCTTCTTAGCCGCTTCAAGTATTGCTTCTCCAACATTCATAACATACCCTTTCGCTGGATCATAAACTACGTGTTTATGGTGCCGGTGCACAGATTCGAACTGCGGACCTACTGATTACAAATCAGTTGCTCTACCAACTGAGCTACACCGGCTTAACTTTATTTATTTAACAGTAAGTTCCATATTCATTGGTATTTTATCACCAACATTATACAACTTATCTGTACGGAATTTAAGAGCTCCACCAGCATATTCAATTACAATTTGATTACCAGTTACTTTTTCATATTGTTGAGTCGTATATGTTGTATTGCACTTCTCAACACTCTTATAGCCAATAATTTCTACATTACTCTGTCCGTTTTGTGAACCTTTAACTGCACCAATGGCCGCTCCAATAGCAGTGGCGGCTTTGTTGCCATCACCTTTACCAAACTGGTTACCAATCACACCACCAATAATAGCACCAATAATAGCATCACCACTATTTTTACCATTACCTTGTTTGTAGATAGGTACTTCAACCATACCACATGAGGTATTGGGGATTCGCTCTTCTACAGTCACATAATAAGGCTTTACTTGCGTTACTGTTCCATGTACAGTAAATGAACCCGTTGCACCTGAAAATGCAAGTGCTGGTGAACATGCTGATAGCGCCAAAATACTTGTGGCAATAATTCCTGAAAGTTTCATAACTTACTCCTGTGTTTTAATATTGTCTTATATTACTATGTATTCATAGCCTTGTCAACCATTAATTTAATATCAATACCAAGCTCTTTCTCAAAATTGAACTCTAATTGATCCTCATTAATTTCTCGTCTAAAGTCATCATACATGTCTTGTACAACAGTATCTGTACTATAGACGATTTCATTTCCGAATAAATCGTAACCCATTACACTAACTCTGGAAACATCTGTTTAATATAATTACGTACGATTATGTCAGTTTCTTTATCAACTGTATGAATACGTGCTTTCGGTGCTTCAACGCCTAAACAAAAGATCTCGTCCTTGGCTACCCTAAGTAGTTCACGTTTGTTCAACTTTTGAATTTGTTGTAAATTCACTTGTTCAGAAACGATCGCACTTAGAATATAATCACTAACGTCCTTGTGGTCCATAGGGATCACAATCTTTGCGTTAATACGTTTAGCACCATCTGGATATATTTGTGCTCTCATATTCTTTCTTCTCTTTACCTTTCAATTACTAAAATGGTTTCTTTACTTACTAAACACATTATAGCATATAACAGGCTGGTGTCAACCATTATTTCTTACTTTTCTGAAATAATCTTACTTTATGTAATAAATGTTACTAAAGTGCCGCAATGCGGGCTTGGAAGTCAGCAAAATCGGTGCTGTCTGCTACTGTTGTTTTAAGAGTAGCTAGGGTAATTGTTGTTGCTATTGTAGCATAAACACTTAAATCTGGTGGTGTATATGTAAAAACACCAGAGCTATTATTATATGTTAAGCTAGGACTGCCTGCACTAGCAGACGTTACGCTAAGGGCAGATTTGGCTATATTTGACGTAATATATCCGCTATCATTAGTAAATGCACTTACTACTGTGGGTACTGAAACACTTGGTAAATTGTCCAAACTATAGTAATCATTACTTAATGCAACAGCCGCCAGGTTAGTTGTCTGCGTATATGCTGATAAGTTAGGCGGAGTATATGTAAGTACTCCAGTTGAATTATTATAAGTTAATGCAGGATTTAATGAAGGATTTGCAGTGGTAACTGACAAGTTTAATGTTGTTGCACTTCCACCACCTGATGTAGTTGCAGTACTGGTTCCTGCTAGGTTTGTAGTTGCAGTAGGAGCATTATGAACTACTTGTCCAGAAGTTGATAATCCGGAAAGTCCGGGCTGTGTAGTAATAGTTGCCGCTGATCCTGTACTTGTTTTTGTATTTTCTTGCACATTTGCTGTTGTGTATCCTATAATTTTACCACAGTAATCATATACAGGATTTTGACCTCCTATTGTAGCAATAGGGTCGTTGTTATCTGCATCATCTAATTTTGCTATTAGTTCTGGCTCTAATAAGTAATGGAAAATATTATTTCCTTGTCCATCAACTTCATAACTTTTTAATGCATCATAATTTGCTTTTAAATTATTTGCAATACCCTGTGCTTGCATTAATGTCATAATGTTAGGGTCAATACCTACACCAATTCCAGTATGTATTCTATCAGTAGGTGCGAATAGGCTTCCGCCTTTTCCGTTAATACCACCGGCACCACCGCCGCCGCCGCCACCGCCGCCACCACCGCCAGCTGATTCAGTAGATCCTGTTCCAAAGTTATTTTCAAACTTTATAAGGTTGTCTATATCTGCTTTAAATGCTTTTAGTGTGTTTGTAAAGTTATCAAGTGTTGACTGTGGTAGATTTGCTAGATTGCTTAGATTGTCTTGGATATCTTTTAGAATACCGCCAGCAAATATTGGTTTAAATGTTCCATCAGAATTAATACATCCACCAATATCACTATCAGCTAATTGTCCTAAGTTATCCAGCATTCTTTTACCTTCGCCAGTAAAACTACCAAACATATCACCTAAAACATTTGGAATTGCACGTGGTTGAATAGGTGTTCCACAGAAGTTAATCATGTTTGCAATAGCCGCAAATTCTGCTATAGCACCATTAATACGTCCTAAAACATTTTCAATATCAGTATGTGCAGTAAATTCTTCCAAGGCCGTTTCAGCTTCTTTAAGAGCTCCCTCTAGTTCTGCTAGAGCTCCTTGCCAATCAACACCTGCATTGTTTAGCAATCTACCTAAATTAGCTTTAATACAAATTTGTAGATTAGGTAACTTCAATCCATTTCCAGCTAACAAACTACATATAAGTTCACGCATTGTGAAGCTAGACTCAGTCGTAGTAACAACACCAGTGGTTGGATCTATTTCTGCGCCAGTTGGTATACTTACTGTTCTGTTTAGGTATTCATCTACGTTTGTTAAACCGTCTTGAAAATCCGACATCTATCCTCCAATATAAACATTTGGGCTACCACTAGTAGCACGTGGTGTACAGTGTGATCCTCCAGGTATTGGGCATAGAGAATCTGGACTTGCATGGTTTCCATTAATAACAACCAAGATGTTTCCAATATAAACATTAGGGTTTCGGGCATTTAAATTGCCGCCGCCATGACTATTGGGGTTACCATCAACTGATGATAACAAATTGTTTGTAAAAACGTTATTGCATGACGCATTTGTAACGGCGCCACATGCTCTTGAATCTGTATCTCTATGTAGTGCTGGCATTAGTTCACCATTGCTATTCCTGTAGTACTTTTTGTGTATGTATCACTAGCATCTTTTGCAGTCTTTACTATACATATAATACTATTTAGCCGTAGTTTTACCTTTGCTTCTTGATCCACTGTAAACATAAATGGTGCAAGGCCTGGGCCTTTTTCATTTGCTATTAACATGAGTGGTTTTTTAATCACAATGTGATCATCCTTTTCTTCCTCTAGACGAGCTACCATTTCCTCGCCTGAGCTTAATTTAATGCTGACAGTATCGCCAACTTTATAAGGGGTTTCGATTATCATTTTTTATTTCCTAATTGTAACCAGTTCCATTGTAACCAGTGTTTTCAATGTAACTTAGCATTTCGTTATAGCCGCCGACTTTTGTGCCGCCAACTATTATTTGTGGGAATGTTCTTGCTCCTGGAAAGGTTTCAAAAACATCTTCTCTTGTGAAGTCCGTGTCTAACTGTTTGTATTCATATTTATAACCACGTGTTTCACAAAATTGCTTGGCCGCATTGCAATACGAACAAGCTGTCTTACCGTATATTGTTATTATACTCATTACTTCTCCTACTATAGGGATAAGCCATTAAATGTCTTATCATCTACATCTTGTTTAGTACCGCCAATAATATAACTAGTAATTTCAGTTTCTTGTGGTGCTACTTGCACTTCTGCACCTGAAATCCACTTTTGTGTCCATGGCAACGGATTGGCTTGTGTAGTTGTATATGGGCATTTTAATCCTAGTGCCGTCATACGTTTACAACAGATCCATTCAATATAATCATGCAATAATTTAGCATTTAAGCCAATCATTGATCCATCTTTAAACAGATAGTCTGCCCATTGCTTTTCTTGTTCAACTGCATCTATAAACATAGCTTGTACTTCTTCTCTACATTCTTCTGCAATTTTAGCAAAATCTGGATCCTCTTTTGTGAGGACTTTTGTTAACATATATTGTGTACTGCCTAGATGAACATTTTCATCTCTGGCGATTAGTTTAATAATTTTTGCGTTGCCTTCCATTTTCTTAAGTTCTGCAAATGCCCAAGAGCAAGCAAAACTTACATAGAAACGAACACCTTCTAATATGTTAACACTATTAAGTGTCAGCCATATTTTTTTCTTTAATTCATATTTGTCAACCACAATCTTCTTACGATTAACAGTATGTTCTCCTTCACCCAATAACTGATAATACATACTATCAGAAATTAATGAATCGTAATACTTTGTAATGTCATCCGCACAATCTAAAATCTCATCAACGTTTAACAGATCATCAAAAACTGCTGTTGGATTAGGAAAGATATTACGAATAATATGGGTATATGAACGTGAGTGAATTGTTTCACTAAATGTCCATGTAGTAATCCAGTTTTCAAGTTCTGGTAAACTAACAATAGGATTAAAACTTTCAGCAGGTGCTCTACCCTGTACTGTATCTAAAAGAATCTGACGTTTTAGATTACTTGTAAAAATATGTTGTTCATGTTCCGTAAGATCTTTAAAGTCTTTTGAATCTTTACTGATGTCTATTTCTTCAGGGCGCCAGAAGAACCCTAACTGTTTATCAGTTAATTTATCAAATTGTTTATACTTCATAGTATCGTATCGTTGCATACCTAGACCCTCATCTAGAAATGCTAAATTCTCTGTATGTTCTTTTGTTGCGTTTGTATTTAAAACAGCCATGTCACTAGATCCTTTATATTACACATGCTTCACAGTCTTCATCATCAATCTCGGTTAATGCTAGTGCTTCATCTTGTTTGAATTCCATCTCACCAGCACCATCATATGTGTTAAAGTAATATAATTGCTTACCACCATATTTGTAAAACATAATAAGATGTTGTAGCATTGTACTCATTGGAATCTTCTCGTCTTCGTAATGGACAGGATTGTAACTTGTATTTACACTGATACCTTGATCAATATACTTTTGCAATACTGCCATAATCTTTAAATATCCTTCAGGAGACTTCTGCTCCCAAAGTAAATCGTATGCATTTTTCATACGTGGATAACCAGGAACAACCTGCTTTAGAACACCATGTTTGCTTTGTTTAATACTTACATAGCTACGTGGAGGCTCAATACCGTTTGTACTATTACTAATTTGTGCTGATGTCTCTGAGGGCATCAACGCCATTAATGTACTATTACGAATACCAGTTTCTTTAAGTTGCTTACGCAATCCTTTCCAATCCTGACGTTCTTTGTGTGGTACAAGCTCGTCTACTTCTTTTTTGTATGTAAGATTAGGTGTAATTCCATGTCCATATTTTGTTTCTAATGTGCCTGAAATTGCTCCTTTTTCTACAGCCAAATCTGCACTTGCTTTAATTAAGTAATAACTCCATGCTTCTGCCCACTCGTCAATTAAAGCTAAATCTGGATTTTGGTAATTTGTATTGTTTTTTGCAAGCCAATATGCAAAATTAATAATACCAACACCCAACGGACGTCTTTTCATTGTACTGATTTCTGCCGCTAATACTGGATATTTTTGATAATCTAAAAGAGCATCTAAAGCACGAACTGCTAACATTGCTGGCTTTTCAAAATCTGCAGGAGTTTTAATATTCCCCCAATTGATTGCACTTAAAGTACATAAGCTAATCTCGCCTTCTGCATCATCAAAAGATGATAAAGGTTTTGTAGGTAAGTTAATTTCACAACATAAGTTACTTTGTTTTACTGGTGCTTTAGACTCAACAAAGGCACCATGTGTATTTGCATGATCAACATTCATTAAGTATACACGCCCTGTGTTTTTACGTTCTTCCATAAACTGTCCAAATAGTTCACTTGCACTAATTGATTTCTTTCTGATAGAATCGTCTTTTTCTGCTGTTTCATATAAACGTTTAAATTCATCTTGATCAGCAAAGAAAGCATCATACAAACCAGGAACATCTGCAGGTGAAAATAGTGTAATATTTCCGCCTGTGAGTAAACGCTCATACATAAGTTTATTGAACTGTACACCATAATCCATATGACGCACTCTATTATCTTCTGTGCCTTTATTATTTTTTAATACTAATAAATCTTCTACTTCTAAATGCCAAATTGGATAATACAATGTTGCGGCTCCGCCTCTAACTCCACCTTGTGAGCAAGACTTAACTGCACTCTGAAATAACTTATAAAAAGGAATAACACCTGTATGTGTTGCATCACCCTTGCGAATAGGGCTACCGATGGCACGAATACTGCCTGCGCCAACTCCAATGCCCGCCTTCTGTGAAACATACTTAACAATAGCACTTGAAGTAGCATTAATGCTATCCAAACTATCATCTGTTTCAACTAGAACGCAAGAAGAAAATTGTCTTTGAGGAGTTCTTAAACCTGCCATAATAGGCGTAGGCAAACTAATATCAAAATTACTTACTGCATTATAAAAATCTCTTACCCAACGCATACGATCAACTGTATATTCACTAAACAATGTTAATGCAATCATCATATATGCTATCTGTGGTGTTTCGTATACAATTCCTGTTGCACGATTTTGTACTAGATACTTTCCACGAAATTGTTCCATACCCACATATGCGATATTCTCATCACGACTATGATTAATATAGGAATCAGCAATATTAATCTCTTCTTCTGTATATAGTTCTAGTATCTCAGGATCATAAAAACCTAATCCAATATTCTTATTAATA